CTGAAAAGCCCATCCCGACACATCTTCTATTGACAACATTCCTTCTCTATCAAGGATGGTCATACATGACGCTTCAACTTTGGCTCACAGTGGCACTCGTGACATTTTATACGTTGATACATGAAAATTTATATATCTCTTAAAAGTAGAATGAAGATTCATATCGTTGGAGCTGGGCCCACCGGTATGTCCCTCGCATGGGAAATACTCAGGTCAACTGATCATGAAGTAACACTCTACGATAGAAAACTTTCAGGAGGTGGATCATGGTGGGAACCTGATGAAGAAGTTCGTGATCTCCACGCACATAGGATCGTATTCGATCGAGCATTTGTCAATACAAAGTCGATCTTCAATGAGATGGGAATTTCTTGGGATGATATATTTGTACCATCAGATGGTGCTAGTCACACTGCGTTTGCTCTCAGTTCTCTCAGCACGAAGGACTATGGCACCTTGATAACCCTATTTGCGAAAGTACTCACACAACCCAAAAGGTTTAAACGCTTTTCCCTCAAGGAGTCGTTGGGAACATTGTCTGAGAAGGGTCAAGCTCTTTTAGAAAGTCTCCCTCTGATTATGGATGGTGTCACTTGGGATGTCATGTCAGCCTATGAATTTGTAAGAAATTTGGATCATGTTGGTCTCTCCAAGTCATACACACAAAAGGTTTCAGGTAAAGTCATGTGTGATGCGATGGAAGAGGCAGTCATGGAAGCTGGTGGAAACTTTGTGTTCAATACAGAACTTGAGACTGTCGTGTACGGTGAAGATACGTACATGGCTACATTTTCAGATGGCAAAGTCATAGAAGATGGTATGCTCTTCTTGTGTCTCGATAATAGTCCAGCCATCAAGGTACTTGGAGATAATTGGGGTCCAGGTGCCGACCAAATAGTGAGTGAGAGTACATATGGTGCTATCAATGTTCTTCTCGACTACGAAGATATACTCGAAATAAAAACAGATCTCGAGATTGCTGCGAAAACCAAATGGAATCTCCAACCTAAAGTACTTTCAAATGGTAAAACTGTGTCATGTGTCATCTGTAATCTCACTGAGGAGATATTGGGATCTAAACCTGATATACTAAAGGCTGAGGTACTCAAGCAACTCGAACTCCCAGAACCTCTGGAGATGCGTATCGGTTGGGGTGCCGAGTGGCAAGGGAATACTTGGAAATTCACCCAATCCTCAGGGGTTCTCAGTCTCTATGGACAACTCCCATTCTTTGGGAAGTGTTCCAAGGTTGCGATGTGTGGTATGATGTCCCCGAGAAACACACCTTATTCGAGTATCGAGGCAGCTGTGGAAGTCTCTAGAGCCCTAAGTCATCAACAATTTGATACCAGGGAGCCTCTCCAGTCTCTCCTCTTGACACAGGTCGTGTCATTCGTTGTCGTACTACTTATAGTTTTAATTTTAGTATATCGTAATAGAAATCAATGAAGTTCATAGCGACTGTATATGAACCCATGTATGACTTCAATGATAAAAAGTATATCCGTTTTATAATTCCCCAAAAGGTTTCAGAAATTATACAACGAATGCATACGAATAAGTTACACCTACTCCTAAATAAAAATGTGGATGACCCCCTAGATGGGAGAGTTCTAAAAGTGAAGGTACCGTTCCGTTATAGGAGAGTGATGTGCAACGTCAAAGGACGTCCCATTCAGTCTCTAATAAAGGATGATGAAGCGGAAATTGAAATCAATTTCAAGGGTATTTGGAATGTTGGTGCTTATTCAGGCTTTTCTTGGACACTCTCAAGTTCCTCAACGGGCTCCTGATTGGGGTCGTTGGGAAGGTCAATAGTTTTCAGACCACCCTTCTTAAACCCCTCAAATGTTTGGAGCATCCCTTGAAGTCTAAAAACCTCTTGGGTCATTCTCTCAATATTAACACGCAGTTGTTTAATATTCTCTTCAACGTCGACGGTAGGCATCTTATACTCATTTAAAGTTTGTACCCTTTAAATAAGTAATTAATGACAACCCTTACAAGAACGGGGTATCTGGTGAGTGAAGGACCAATCCAAGAAATTAAAAAAGAATTAACGGTAAGACCTGTGGTCAATGGAGACTATGGATTTCCTCCACCGCCTTTCAAAGTTTTCAGAGCAACTAAGACTGGAGTCTGCGTTCCAAGATTCTATGGAACCGATAAGCTTGGAGAGCCTCGGGAAGACAAACGTCCCGAACCTACCCGTATCAAAACCAAATTCGTTGGACAACTCCGAGATGCTACACACCAAAATGAGGCACTCACAGCAGCAATTAAAGCAGGGCATGGTGTCCTTTCTTTACCATGTGGCTACGGCAAAACGACGGTATCCTTGGCCATAGCATGTAAACTGGGGTACAGGACCATGATTGTCGTACACAAACAGTTCTTAGCTGACCAGTGGAGGGAGCGCATCCAACAATTTTGCCCGGGTGCTACGATTGGTGTTGTACAGCAGGACAAAAAAGAGGTTGCGTGTGATTTTGTCATCGCAATGCTCCAGTCGTTGTCCCTAAAGGAATATAGCTTCTCAGACTTTGACTCTGTAGGAACACTCATCGTAGACGAGGCGCATCATATTTGTGCTAAGGTGTTCAGTCAGAGTCTTTTTAAGATGTGTCCTCGACATATCTTTGGTCTCTCAGCAACCCCAGAGAGGAAAGATGGTCTCACCAAGGTTCTTCATTGGTTCATGGGACCAACATTCTTTGCGGTTGAGAGAAAAAATCAGGAACAGGTTGAGGTTTTTCCAATAACATTCGAGTCCCCAAATTACAGGAATCCACCACCCTCCATGCGGAATGGAAAGATATCAATGCCCAACATGATCACAGAAGTTGTCGAGGACCGCCAAAGAAACCGGATGTTAGTGGAACTTGTCAAGAAAGCCTCATCTGGGACGAGACAACTTCTAGTTCTCAGTGACCGCCGACAACATTGTGAGTTTCTTCATCAGTGTTTCCCCAAGACATCTGGACTCTACATGGGTGGTATGAAAGAGGCTGCCCTCCAAGAGTCCTCAAAGAAAAAGATCATCTTTGCGACGTTCAGTCAAGCCCATGAGGGTCTAGATATACCCACTCTAGATACTGTCATCCTAGCGTCACCCAAATCTGATATTACCCAAAGCATTGGGAGAATTATGAGAGAGACGAAGGGTAAGAAGAATGATCCCCACATCTATGATGTTCATGATCCTTGGTCAATCTTCACAGCTATGTATTTCAAAAGGATGAAAGTGTATAGACAAGGTGGTTTCAAAATACATGGGAAGCAGGTTGAAGAAAAGAAGAGCGACTTCCCTCAGGGAAAGTGTCTGTTTTTATAATCTAAATAATAATTAAATGTCCGGTGCATTAATACAACTTGTCTCAAAAGGTGTTCAAGACATATATCTGACAAGTGATGAGGGACATTCCTTTTTCCGTACAAAATTTACACGGCACACAAATTTCTCTCAAGCTCCCAAGTTTATCAAAACTATTACTGATAGTGACACTTCCATCACCATTCCAGTATTGGGTGATGTCATCAATGGACTCTGGTTCGAGGCTGACAGTAATAGTAATGACAACATCGCATCGAACCTCTTTTACAACTCGACTATCGATCTTTTCATAGGTGGTCAAAAAGTTGATTCCCAACATTTTGATTATTACAGTGAAATTTGGCCAAACTACCTAGCGGACACATACAACAAATCCCAAGAACTCAATAACAAGGCTTCATTGTCGAATAAATATTTCGTACCCCTCCATTTTTTCTTTTGTGATCACAAAGCATTTTTACCCCTAGTGGCTTTACAGAGTCATCAAGTAGAAATACGAATTACATTTGACCAAGCGACACTCGCAGTCATTCCAGCATCTGAAAAGAAAGCGACCATGTATGGAAATTACCTCTACCTAGATACTGAGGAGAGGGAGTCACTCACGAAACGTACGTTAGACTTTGTCATCACACAGACACAACGAGTTGAATTCCCTCTCAACAGTGTCACAGACAATAAAACTGATTCAGGTGGATACAATGTCCTAGATATTTCTAGTTTCAATCATCCAGTAAAGTCACTCTTCTTTGGATTTGGGACATCTCAAACCAACTTCACCGTGGATCGTTTTACGTTTAAAAATGCTGATATACAAATTAATGGTACACCACTCCTAGAAAATATGTCACCGACATATTTTCACACAGCACAAAACTATTACAAATCAACATATGGTAAGACACATTTCAATATGCCCAGTCACTCACCAACACTGACACGATACTTCGCCTACCACTTTTGTCTCAACGCATCCGATTACAACCCCTCTGGTTCATGCAATTTTAGCCGGCTTGATAACGCAAAACTCGTTATCCGTGGTGCAGAGGCGGCGGACCGTCCATACATGTACGTCTATGCTGTAAACTATAATGTACTCAGGATCAAAGATGGTTTAGCTGGAATTTTATTCGGTAATTAATGTATATGGCGACGCAAGCGGATGGCATTCTCGTCACAGCTGGCCAAATTTATGTCGGCAGTCTAGATGCCACACCCAGAGAACAAGATATTATTACGGGTGTGGCGAGTATCGAAGCTGGTGAGATCATAGCAGATGAAATCACAGTAGCGAATCTCAATATGTCAGGTTCTCTGACTGCCACAGGTGATATGAATCTCACTGCTTTCACAAATGTTTTTCGTATGTCTGCGAGTCAAGTTGGTATAGGTGTTACCAATCCAATCCATGATTTTCAGGTTGGTGTAAGTAATGTTATCATCGATCGCCAAAGACCAAATATCCTACAGGTGACTGGTAATATATTATCCACGAATGTGACTACATCTAATATCCTAAGAACTGTAAATAACGAATTTGTTGTGAATAGTGCTGGTTCCAATGTTTTGAAAGTTACTGGTAATACATACTCCACAAATGTTGCTGTCGGGAAACAACTCACTGTTGGTGAAGATAATGACGGCAGTTTTAACTCGGCTGTTTTCAAAAATGGAAATGTTGTGGTTGAATCAAGTAACCTCAACGTGACCGGTGACCTACGAGTAGATGGTAATGTATTTATTACCGATTATTTAACCTATTTAGCTGCGAACAACTTGGTTGTTTCAAATGCGGTCATTCAGATGGCTGATGGATTTCCAGGGGGTGCGTATGATAATGGTCTCATAATGACTGATCACCCAGGTGAAGAAGCAAACTTGGTGTTTGGATATTCAACAGCCAATACGGAGTTCTTTTTTTCAAGAACGTTCGATAGTGCTTACACAGTGGGTGGTCCCGGACAACAGACGATTGCCATGGATTCGAATACCGTCAATGTCCATGTGTATGGTAAATTTTACACTGAAGGTATTGTTGGTGTTGCGAATAGTGCCCCGACACATACACTCTGCGTGGGTTCTAATGTATATATAGATGATATAGGTTCAAATGTGATACATGCGACTGGTAACGTCTTTATAGAACAATTAAACCTGGGTAATGGTGGTATCGTCAGTACAAACGACTTGTTGCAAATTGATGCAACTTCTCTTACACCTGTCATATTTGGGGCCAATGTTCAAATGGTCGCGCTACGCACGGTAGGAACCTACCCCTCAGGTGTTTCCAATCTTTCCCCAATTGATGACTTTTCCGTGGGTGCCAAAGTGTTTGCGAACCTCACCTCCGGAAACACACTGACAATTGTGGGTAACACTGTGACTACAAACATTCAAACCCGAAGTGTCTTCTCAGATGTATCGGTGACAGTACACGCAGATCATTCTGGTGCCGACAGTACCTCAAATGCTCTCGTGCTCAAGTCTGGTCCGACTGCTTCTAACGTGAGTAGCATTGAGGTCTATGGTGCGAGTACTTCAGTCACCAACCAAAATATTAGATTCAAAACCAAGAACGCCGAGAGGATGCGTATAACCTCTGATGGTAAGATTGGTATCGCCAATACAAACCCCTCTGAGACTCTCACAGTTTCAGGAAATGTCCACGTCACTGGAAGTAATGCAGTGGTATATGGTACTGGTGGAATGCGTATGTATTCAAACCCAGCTACCGGTGAAAATAAAATCGAAAATATTTTGAGTGCTGGGAAGGGCCTCAACTTCTTCGCAAGTCAAACCTCAACTATGGGTACAGCAAAGGTGACTATTTTAGAAAATAGTAACGTAGGTATCGGGACGACACAACCCCAAGGCCTCTTCCAAACCTCTGGGGGTACTGCATTTATCAATCAACAGCCCGTGTATAGGAATAACTTTAACCATTTGGGAACACCCCTAGTTGTCACAAATACACAACCCATAAATAATACAACACCTGACTTGGCGACGGTTATGCATTTAGCACGTGAGGGTACATCTACACGTGATGGTGTTAGAGCTACATTCAAGATGGGTAAATATGACAATGAATCTGGTAAATCTCACTCGAAACTTGATATATTACTCGCCGATGATAGATACAGTGATGAATCTGAGATTTTGACGTTAAGAGCTGATGGGCGAGTGGGTATTGGGACAACCCAACCAACTGCACACCTGGAAGTCTATTCTACAGGAATAGCAAACCCTGATACAAATGGTATTTTAGTGCACAATCACGGTGCATCAGCGGGAGATGCAATTATATCTGCACAAACGGATACATCTGATGGTAACGCATTTGTGTCGTTTATCCAAAGTGATAATGGAGCTGAAACTGGTTGGTCTATGGGTGTTTCCGGTGCATCAAGTGATTTCAGGATTTCGGAGAATTATCTCAAAGTTTCTGAGAGTGCTGCGACTATTTTTTACATCAATGGAGCAGACAGTAATGTTGGTATTCGTACAGATGTCACTAGAGGTGTGTTAGAAGTCAATGGTAATGTCGTGATTGGAAATCAACTCACATTCAGTGGTCTCGAGGGAAGTTTATTTGGAAATACTGCATTTATCGAAAGACGGTATGGCGCTGATCAAGCCAAAAACGAACTTGTCATCTACAAGGGTAACAAAGGGTCTGGTGATGAAGGTCCTACGAGAATACGTCACATTGCCGCAGAACATCTATTTCAGACGTATAATGATGCCGTATTTGATTTGGCTACTGAACTCCCACTCACTGAACTTAATGTAACTGTTGATATACCTTTGCGTATAACAACAGGGGGTGCAGTAATCATTGGTGGTAAGATCAATACAGTCCCATCCAATGAAGCGAACAAACTGGTTGTTGCAGGTAATATCGAATTCACAGGAGGTGGTCAATTCACACTCACAGGGATTGAGTTTGAGACAACCAATCCCGTTGGTGGGGATTCAGTGAATATCTATAGAAATATTGGTGATGAAGGTACTGCACGCCCAATGACATTTGTGCATGAAATTACAGATGGGGTTGATACTGAGTTTGCTCGTTTTGATGGGGCTGGTCGTCTC